CGACGGTAGCTCTCAATGGCAAGTGCAGCAAACAGCTATTGACGGTGCAATTCATAACATTGTAGTTGACTCTGCAGGCGTAGGCTACAACGCTTCAGATGTGCCCTTAGTAGTGATTACAGGCGACGGTACTGGTGCTGCTGCTGTATGTGAAGTAAACAGCATTACAGGCGGTATTGACCGCATTGTAGTCACCAACCCAGGCGAAGGCTACACTCAAGCAACAATTACGTTTACTAATACAGGTGTTGGTGTTGGTGCTCAAGCTACTGCGATCCTAAGTCCTCCAGGTGGTCACGGTAAAGATGCCCGTGCAGAACTAGGTGGCATTCATAAAATGATCAAGCTGACTATTGCAGGAACTGAAGGTGGGTCATTCCCAACAACTTCATTTAGACAGGCTGGTTTGTTGTATTTGCCTTTATCTACAGACTTAGGCACAAAGATTACTGTAACGGATGCATCTAACTTTGAAGTTGGTGATACCGTTACTGGTGGCACATCTGGCGCAACTGGTACTATTCGTGTAATTGAACCAAACGAACAAGTTATCTGGATTGAAGACGTTACTGGAGATTATATTCAAACTGAGGTTATTAGTAACGGAACTTCAAGTTCATCTTCTAGCGTTGTTGACAATAACGTAAACATTCCATTGTCTGCAATTGTTGCATCAGCTAGTGACGTCATTAACAACTCAGGTAAGATTATGTACATCTCTAATCGTGTTGCTATTAACAGATCTGATAGTCAAACAGAAGAGATTCGTTTTGTTGTGAGCTTCTAAACTAAATACTGATATAACTTATTTACGAGATTAAGCAATGGTTGATACATCTATTTCTCCATATAATGACGACTACGATAGCGAAAAGAACTTCCATCAAGTTCTTTTCAAACCAGGGCGAGCCGTTCAAGTTCGTGAACTTAACCAACTTCAGACTTTACTTCAGAATCAAGTATCTCGCCTTGGTGATCATCTGTTTGAAAACGGATCAATGGTCATCCCAGGGGAAATTAACTACAACCTAGAGTACGAATACCTAACAGTAACAAACATCGACTACTCTGCCATCTCGCAGACTCTAGAAACTAATGAAGTTGTTATTACCGGCTTAACCTCTGGCGTCTCTGCAACTATTGTTCAGCATCTTGCTAATACTGGAACTGACCCAGTAACATTCTATCTTCAATATGAGTCTAGTTCAAGCGGTGGTGATCTTCGTTTCACTCCAGGTGAGACTGTTCAGCTTACGACTTCTCTTGGAGTTGATGTAGATACTGCAACTGCTGTTTCTACCGGCCAAGGTTCTGTTGTTACTATTGAAGCTGGCATCTTCTACCTGAATGGGTCGTTTATTCGTAGCGATGCTCAGCGCATTGTATTGAGCAAGTATTCTAACACCCCTTCTGCTGTTGCTGGTTTTAGGCTTGTTGAGTCTATCGTTGACTGGACTCAAGATTCCTCATTGCTTGATAATGCTGGCGGGTCAACTAACGCTAATGCTATCGGCGCAGACCGACTAAAGAAAGTCCTTCAGCTTGAAACTTATAGTCTCGGTGAGTCTTTCGATAAAGAAAACTTCATTGAGCTAATCCGATTTGATAATGGTGTTCTACAGAAGAAGGTTCGATCAGCTGACTATAGCGTACTAGAAGATACTCTTGCACGTCGTACATTCGATGAGTCTGGAGACTACACGGTCTCTTCTTTTGGTATCCGAGTTCGCGAACACTTGCTTGAAAACAACAATGATGGACTATATGAGGCACCTGTAGGTGATTCTTCTAAGTTTGTTGTTGGTATTGAGAAAGGTAAAGCATACGTTCGCGGTTACGAAGTTGAGAACCTTGCTACTCGATACATTGAGGTAGATAAGGCTCGAGAGTCTGCAATCATTAACAACGCTGCATTCACTCTGCCTGTAGGCAACTATATTGAAGTGTCTGCTCTGAACGTGCTTCCTAAGTCTAACACGTTCCAAACAATTACGTTCTATTCTGGCACTCCTGCATCTCCAGGCAGCATTCCTTCTGGGTCTGTTTTAGGTACTGCACGAGTTCGTTATACTACATACGACTTCACTGATGACCTTGCTCGGATTTACTTGTTTGATGTAAAGGATGCAACTGGTGCATCTAACTCAGAGTTCATTGATACTGCCCAATCTGTGTATGCTGCTGGTTCTCCTGCTGTAACTGGTATTATTGAATCTGAGCTAATTGACTCAGTTAACTACGGTCTTGTATATGCTTTACCTATCACTAATGTTAAGTCGCTTCTGAATGCCGGGGTTTCTGACACTTCTTATTCAGTAACTCGGCAGTACGAAGTAACAACAGATTCAAGCGGTAACGTTGTTCTAACTGCTGGCACTAATGAGGTGTTTGCAGTTCCGACTCAGGCTAACTCTGTTGCATCTTATGTTGATACAGGAGCTTCTCCTGTTGTAGCTGACATTAGTGGTATTTCTACTATTGGAGGAACACCTTCAGGTAAAACTCTGACTATTGCTTTCGGTGCTGGGGCAGAATCTGTTGCTGTTACTATCAACGTTGAGGTTGTTAAGCAGCTAGGTGGAAACAAGTCTAAGACTGTAACTAGCAACTCTATCGTTAAGACTGCTGGTAGCTTTACATCTAATCGGTTTATGCTCGGCAAGGCTGATGTGTTCGAGATTGTTAGCATTGTTGAGGACGGTGTAGATCGCACTAATGCATATCGTCTAGTTAAGAACGTTACACCTGAGCTTTACGGTCAGTCTTACATTGAACTAAAGGCTGGTCAAGGTGTTCCTGCTAACGATACCACTATTACCTATAACTATTTTGTTCATGGTTCAGGGGATTTCTTTAGTGTTGATTCATATTCTTCTATTGCTTATGAAGACATTCCAACTGATTCTATCGGTACAACCACTGTTAGTCTAGCTGACGTTATTGACTTCCGCCCGCGTTACAACGATGCAGGAACAGGATTTACTGGTGCAGGTGCATCTGTTGTTGAAGTTCCAAGCCCTTATACCTTGCTGCGTAATGACATTGAACATTACCTGCCGCGTATTGACAAAGTGTTTGTTACATCTAAAGGCGAGTTCAACGTTATTAAGGGCGTGTCTAGCTTAACACCAAATGAACCACGGACACCAGACAATGCAATGGTGCTGTATAACCTTGAGGTTCCTGCATATACTGCTAGTGTCAAAGATATCAACATCATCTTTGTTAACAACCGTCGTTATACTATGCGGGATATTGGTAAGCTAGAAGATCGCATTGCAAACATTGAATACTATGTAACTCTAAATCAACTAGAGTCAGAGACGAATGCTCTTCAGATCGTTGATCCGCTGACTGGGTTAAACCGATTTAAGAACGGCTTCATTACTGATAACTTTATTGACCATAGCGTCGGTGCATTTACTTTGTCTGGGTACAGATGTTCCGTGTCTAGAGAAGATGCAACTCTGCGTCCAGAGTTTGGTTTTGACCAGGTGCCGTTTGAGTTCAACGAATCATCTTCTACTGGTGTTGTTAAGACAGGCGATCTTGTTACTCTTCCTTATAGCGAAGTTTCATACTTGTCGCAGAACCTTGCATCAGGAACTATGAACATCAACCCGTATGCAGTATATTTGTGGGCAGGCGACATGTCGCTTACTCCAAGTTCAGATACTTGGTTTGATACTGTATACACTGATCCTGACGTAACGTACAGAGTGTTTAATAACGGGCGATTGTCTCAAGAGTGGAACTCTTGGGGTCTTAACTGGACTGGTGGGTCAAGTACAACATCACAGATTCGTGTAACTAATGCCCGTTGGAACATTAGAAGTCGGGTAACGACTACAACTAATGTCGAAATTGATGTTACTTCGGATAGAGTTGTTGATCGTAGTGTTGTTCCGTTTATGCGCTCTAGAGAAGTTGCGTTTTCGGCTAAAGGACTGATGCCTAATACTAAAGTCTACGCAATCTTTGATAACGTTGACGTTACTGCATACTGCAAACAAGACGGTAAGTCATTCGTTGACGATATGATTACAGATGCCGATGGAAACTTATCCGGAACGTTCTTGATTCCTAACTCTGATGAGATTAAGTTCCGAACTGGTACTAAGCAATTTACAATCATTGATAATAGCAATGGCACAAAATCTGGCGCTCTTACTTATGCAGATGCTGCATATAGCGCGAACGGTACTCAAGTCACTAGAACACAATCTATTGTTGCTACTAAGCAGATTACTGAAAGAGTTCAGTCAATTGACCCTCTTGCTCAATCATTCCTAGTAGATAAGAATGGTGGTGTATTCCTGACTAGCGTTGATGTGTACTTTGCAACTAAGGACGATAGCGTTCCTGTAACTATCCAGATTCGTAACATGGTGAATGGATACCCAGGACAACAGATTCTTCCGTATAGCTCTAAGACCTTGAAGCCTTCTGAAGTTAGCACATCAACAGATGCATCTGCTGTTACTAAGTTTACGTTCGATTCTCCTGTGTACTTAGTAGATGGCCAAGAATATTGCTTTGTGCTGTTGTCTAACTGCAATAACTATAACGCTTACATTGCAACTATGGGGTCCAAGCAGATTGGTACTAATGAAACTATCTCCAAGCAACCCTTTGTTGGGGTTATGTTCAAGTCACAGAACAACACTACATGGTCCGCGGATCAGTTGTCGGATATTAAGTTTGGTATTAATATTGCAGACTTTGTAACTAACGTTCAAGGCAATGCAGTATTTAACAACACTCATCCTGTAGCTATTGACCTTGGACTTAATCCTTTAACCTCTGCTAGTGGTTCTAACGTTATTACTGTAGAGCTGAAAGATCACGGCATGGTGGTAGGATCCAAAGTAACCATTGCTGGCGTTGATGTTGGTCCGGGCATTGATATTTCAGAACTGAACAAAGTTCATGACGTATCTGGTATTGTTGACCTCGATCACTTTGAAGTTACTGTAACAACAAACGCAACGTCTACTGGTTCTTTTGGTGGTAGCACTGTTACATGCGATAAGAACTTTATGATGAACACCATTCAACCAGTTGCTCAAGAGTTACTGTTTGAAAACACTAACGTTGACTGGGTATATCGTGGTACTACAGGTAAGTCAATTGATGGCACAGAGTCCCCTTATAACTCCATTGCCAACATTGAGATTACACCTAACGAGAACAATGATCTTACTGTTCCGTATCTAATTCCAAGTGAAGTAGATGCAAACGATAAGCTAGTTGGATCTGCTGCTGCAATGACTGCTAATATGGTGTCTTATGCAAGCAACATTTCTCCTGTTATTGATGTTAACGGACTGGGTGTTATTGGTATCACTAATCGACTGAATAACCCAAGTGTACTAGATGAGTCAGGTGAGGGTAATGCTTTTGCTCGTTATCTAACTAACGTTGTCGGGTTAAAGAATGCTGCAAACAGCCTTAAGGTGTATGTAGATGTCAACAAGCCTCAAGGATCTGATGTTGTCATTTACTACAGAACTGGTAACTCTATTGAAGAAACAAATGAAAAGAGCTGGTCTACATTGCCTGCTATCGTAACTACTGTTTCAACTGATGAGTTTACATTTAACGAATTTGAATATGAGAAGATCGATATTCCACTGTTTAGTTTCTATCAGTTCAAGATTGTTATGCTATCGGAATCGTCTAGCGTAGTGCCTAAGCTGCAACGTTTCCGTGGACTTGCACTAGGGACCTAATGTATGACGTTCAACGCTGTAAAGGGCCATCCAAGGCTTGCTAAGGAGGTTTCTTCCGGTGGTGTTGTGAACACTGACCGGGAGGCCCTTGTTTTAGCCCGAAAACGAAAGGCTGCTGTAATGGCAGACAAGCAACGCATAGACAATCTAGAAGACAAGCTAAATAAAATAGAACAACTGTTGATGAAACTTGTCGAGGATAAACATGGCGACTAAATTAGAATTTCCAGATACATTCAGTCAGTGGAAAGATAAAATCAATGCTCTCATTGACGAGTTTGATCAGTTCATTATTGACGAAGTTACCCCTGGCACATTCGGTTACGATTCTGCTCTTACTTCAGGTTTAAACGTTACTATTACATCAGGTAAGATCAGAGATGGCTCAGTTGTTGAAACTGTTGCATCTGATGTAGTTACGCTATTGCCTTCCACTACTAATATTGTCGTAGTGTACAAGCGCACAGGCGATGTTCCTGTGTTTCAAGTATATGACATCGCTAACATCCCAGAACAGTATGTTTTGCCTATTGCTCAGTTTACTACAGATGCAACTTCTGTTACCGGGTACACTGATTTACGGACAGAGTTCAATACTGCATCAGGGTCAACATCTAGCGCATCGGGTGTCCTTATTTTTGATGCACTAATTGACCGAGACACAGAAGTTCCTACAGGAAAGAATGCATTGTCTGTTGCACCTACTGTTGTAGATGGTGTTACTGTAACTGTTGCAGATGGCTCTGAGTGGGTGGTTCTATAATGGCTCC